CGAATCGTCGGATTGTCATACTGCATAATTTCGTCATATTCTGCCTTGCGGTCAGCAATAGTAAGATCCAATTGCTGTTTCAGAAGTTTGACCGGCTGTTTGGACAGAAACTGCGAAGAAAGGTTCTTTGCCATGGTGTCCCAATCGCCTTCTTCTTTCAGCTTATTGATGGGCGACAGATGTTCTTTTCCGTCCTCACCAATATAGGTGCTCTGACCATTTGCCTTGATAGATGCGCCGAAAGGATTATCGGGGTCATCTTTGATAGGCTTTAAGACCTTCATTTTCGGAGTGCCGGATTTCTTGTTGGTGTTAAACACCACATCATAGCCTTCAGGAATATCGTCAGAATATACAGCCATGCCTTTCAGGTAATGACTGTCATCCACCATGATACGAACCTGCGCATAATGCGATTTTCCGAGGTTCAGGTCAGCAACACCTCTCCGAATCTCGATAACGCCATCCTTGTCCAGACCGCCTTCATCACCATAGCGAATGCAAACACGGTCAGAGCTCATACTGCTGGGGCGCTGAAGCTTCTTGAACGTTTCACCACCATCTTCAGAATGATACTCGCCAAGAGACTGGATTTCATTCTGATGCTGATATGCATATTTCTGGTCATATTCCGGCTTTGCCAGAACAGTGATGTTGGTCTGCTGGTTAATATTTGTTGGCTGACGAATGCCAACGCCATAACGCTGATATCCGTGCTCTGCCTCTAAAACAAATATAGCATCGTCCAAATCACCTTCTGAAACGCCCAGAACCAGATTTGTACCTTCAGAAACATCGATCATGCCCTTCTTATCGACTTCCTTACGCAGGGTCTCGGCAATTTCTTTGGTTCTTGTATATTTATCAGGTTTGTCGTTCTTCAGCATCGAACGAACCGTGGATTCAGATAAGCCCATCTCCCGACCGATTTCTGTGGGGCCGAGCCCATCCTGAGATAAGGCACGCGCACGGTCATATTTGAGCTGCTGGCGTTCGTGAATGGCTCTGCGTTGTGCCATACGGAACTCGGTGGCACCCATCTTATATTCTTCGGGAAGAGAATCATTGATGGTCTGGAGAATATCCTTCTCCTTCATGCCGCTCTTCTTCAGCTCCTCAACACGTGACAGAAAATCGCCTGAACGCTGATACGGATTCTCACCGGAACCCCACGGATATCTGCCTGAGTGGCGCTTGGTGCCATAATGCTCCAGGATACTGTCTTCCGGTGCGATACCGAAATATCCTCGAATATCTCTTTCTACCGGATTCATGCTGTCGCTCCTAACTTCAGTTCAGTAATGATTTTGTTGAACTCGATAATTTTGCTAATGATAGGATCGATGTCCTCATAAGTCGGATTTACAATCCAAATATCATCGTTCTGGTAGATACGGTTTTCGATTTGAATATCGCGAGGCTTAACACCATACTCTAAGCAGAAAAGTGCATCATAAATGAAGAGCTGTTCCATGTGTGCCGGTACCAGACCAGTCTTCAAATCGTGGATGCGCAGGAAGTTGTTTGCAAAATGAATTGTATCGGCTGTGCCATAGCAGTTCTCTGAATAATAAAGAACCACTTCCGGGGTCATGCAAAAGCCAATTGCATCGTTGACATAAGAGTTGAGCGTCTTCTTACTCCGAGGAAGCTTCTGTCCTAACGCAATGCTTTCTGCCGCATATGCATGAAGCCGTGTTCCTCTCTCCTTCGCCTGATAGTTTACAAAGGACTCTGCAATCCGGGCCGCATCATAATTGATCCAATGATACTTACTCGCCCCCAGAAAAGCGTGCTGGCCTTGCAGTCGTGAATGATCGTTCCAGTTCATCCAGTATCTCCTCCTTGTTCTCAGGATAAATAAAAGAGGCATAGCTCATCTCGTTCATCTTGGCTACATAGTAGTCTTGATTTGGACGATGCGATGCCTTCCCTGTCTTCTTTCCTTCGAGTGCTGCCCACCTGTCTCGATATAAAACCAAGAGATCCGGAATCCCTTGAATTTCATTCGGGTCAAGATGAATGACCATGCAGCCGGGAAAGCGTTTCTTCAGGTCTTTCACCAATCCTGTTTTGAATTTGTTCTCTAGCATACAAACCTCCAAAAATAAAAGAGGAACAGCATGTTTTACGCACACTATTCCTCCCATAAAAGAGCAAGAAATTTACGCGGGGATATTTGGTAATATTTGTCAATCTTTTAGAAGGGTAAAAATATAAGGACTGCCACAATCGTGACAATCCTCAAACTTTCACCTTACAGATACCAAGTAAAGGGAGCTTCCTCATACATTTCAGGAGGACCTGCCCGCTTCTCTGCATTCGGATACATATATTCGCCATAATCGTTCTTCAGACCGGTCTCATCATCCCAATAGGGCATAGGCCAATCAATGTCGGAAATATCATAGACCTTACCGCAGATAGGACAACGCCACTTTTCCTGATTTCGTACCTTTCTCATCCTGACGCCATTGCATTCGCACCAGGGCTCTTTCACATGAAGTTCTGTATCGCCATTATAATAGCAGCGCACTAAATTATTTGCGCTGTCCAACGTAGTCCACTCGTGATAGCCAAACTCATTCTCATACTGGGCCATAAACGGAATTTCACGCTTTTTCATAACTTTGCACCTCGTAACTCAATTATATAGTTTTTGTTATTCTTTTACAAGGTGAAAGTGGTGGCCCTCTTGGCCAATTCGAGCAGAAAACTCGCTGTGGCCAAAAACCCATTTTTATTTCCAACTACTATATATAAAATTTTTAATTTTTTTATTAAATTAAGAAAAAAAGTGGGTTTTTGGCCAAACGCCATATTTTTAACGTATTTACGTCAAAAGTCGTGGCCATTTTTGCAAAAATTTTTGGCCACAAAGTGGGTTTTTGGCCATAAAATCGCCATTTTTTCACGCATTGACAACTATTGACATAAATTCCAAGAGAAAAAATGGCCAAAAATTCACACCGTGACAATCTTTGACAACTATTGACATCAAAAAGAAAAGGCCCTGAAATTGCTCCAGAGCCTCCCTTTTTCAGCGGATGATGCCTAAATTTTCAAACATTGCCATGATAGAAACGTATGTCATGAGTGCGGCAAAGATGAGCAGCATAATGAACAGGTAGCGCCTTCTCTCAGCTTCCTCTTCTTGCCGTTTCTTTTCTTTCAGTGCCATGCGCATCATGATAATTTCCTTCAAGTCCTTAGAAAATCCCATCCAGAGCACACCCTTTCTGTCCTAAGAATATCAGTCCTTAATCATGATGTCAAGGTTGATGATGCTTACCATCCGCTTGCAATGCTCATCCTTGTACCGGAAGACCACCGCCGCCATCGTTTCCTCATACGAAATCTCAGCGACAGGCTTCTGAATGGTCGGATTGGTGCCACGAATGCGCACCCAAACCTTACCATCGTCGATACTCTTTTGGTCAATGCCACAAATATCATGCATCGCTTATTGCACCTCCTCCCGCATCAAATATCGCGCAGAGATATACAAGAACTGCTTCAACGGCATCGCCTGCCGAGGAGTATCGCCCAGTACCTCGTAATAAAGCGGCCCATGCGTCTGCTTCCGAATCACTGCATACTCTACCGCCCGACGAAGAAGTCTGTCCATCGCAATGGCGCTCGTGTGATACGTCACGCACAGCTTTCGATTAATGTCCACAATAGTTGGCGATTCGTTGTTCTGCAGAGCGTTTTTGAGAATATCGATAGCATCGATGAGAGCATCAAAACCGCTCATCCAAACAGGTACACCCATGCTATCTACAAATTCATATGTAGTCATTTAGCTTTCACCATCTTCTTTCGGTATTTTTCGCCAAGAGCTACTATGTGAATATAAGTCATGGGCGTAAAATGCATGCCCATCTCCTTATTGATTTCACAAATAGCGCTCCTGATAGAGCTTTCGACCTTCTGTGGCGGAATTTCATGCTTCCGAGCAATCATAACGTAAATATCCGTCAGGCTTGCAGGCGTGAGTAAGCCAGACACCATCTGAACACCGATTTCCACAGCCTCGTCAAGGTAGGTCACGACCGTACCTCCACATCCGGCAGAATATCCGTGTGGAAATAGAGTTTATAGTGGTATGGATCGGTATGAGTGCCAGTAATATCCTCAACAACATACATGGTGTACTCGTTCAGGTAAATATAATTCTTCTTATACTCGTTTGGGCCGGTCTTTACCGTACACACAAGTTCGTTGTTTTCATTGTTCGAGATGGACATAGCGCCTTCCATTTCAAGGATAACATTATCCGTACGCGCGTTATAGACCGTGATTCGGCGCTCAGCTTCAAAGTAGTTAGCCTGCTTGGAAATGTTCCGATTGACCTTGTCCGCTTCGGAGCAGCTGCACAGAACCACACAGCCCACGAGCATCATCAGACATGTAAAGACACAAATAATACGATTTTTCATAGTCTCACTCCACTTCCTTACTGATTTTCACGAGTTTAATGGCAAGCCGCAGAAGAAGCATCTGGATTTCCTGGGCGTTCTTGAGCATTGCCGAAATATCCTGCGTTGACGAATGACTTTTTACTGTCAAGGATACCCAGGTATTCGGGTTAAACGCTTCTGCATAGCTTACCAGCATATCCACAAAGTCCTCGCCATTAAGACTGATCATAAATGTTCCTGTTGAGGTAGTATGGTAAATATTTACACCGACTTTAGTTCGGAACATTCCAAAACCGAACTCATCAAGTGCGGCAATATATCTTTCATCAATTTCTTTCATGCTTACTTCTCCACACTTTCATTTCCCGTCTGGTCATCCTTCGGCCAGTACGTGTAAATATCATCGAACACCACCGGAATCTTGCTCTGCAGTTCCTTCAGCAGCGGGCACATCAGCTCTCTCATCTGAGGATGGGCCGCCACAGGAGTACGCAGCTTGAAGATGTTGCGCCACTCACGGTAGTTGGCCGTCACCACGATCTCAGTCTTCAGGCACAACGGCAGCACACAACGGGCCTGTTCGGGACGATAACCGTTCATAAGCATCAAAAAATAAGTTTTTTCTGCCAATTCGCAGGATTCTACCCATTTACGATAGAACAGGCGATTCTGCTCTTTATCGATATAAAACGGCTCCACAACGGTAATGCTGCCCTCAAACTTCTCCTTCGAGTAGTTGCAGTACCGGGTGCTCTCCTGCGCAAAAGAAGCAATGCGATGCCGCACCAGCTCGTTAGCCACGCCACGGTCACAGGTAAACAGCACGGACAGCTGAGAATGCTCCAGCATAGCCTCATGCCCCTGCTTCACCAGAAAGCCCACCAGCTTCTTTGCCGACTCACCATCCGGCGTGATCTTATCCTCGCTCTTGTAGCAGACCCGCGCCACCCGCTCAATCTGCTGGAGTTCCTTGATGCCGCCCTCAGAAATATCAGTGAGGATTTCGTACTTAGATTCAACGATTTTCATATGTTAGCAATCCTTTCTCTTTCGGGATCTCGCAAAATAGAATCCCAGTCTGCAATAAGCCGCTTCAGATTTGAATCATCAATTACGCCCTGCATGTTGTGTTCATTATATGTCATTAAAACCTCACCTGTTTTAGCTGGACCGAGTCCACAATTAGAACAGGAAATCTCATATCGGAGTTTCATAGTCGTACCACAGGTCATCGCACCTGTATTTTTCAAATATACTTTACAATAGCACATAGGACAACATCTCATAAAAGATCCTCCTGTATCAATCTGCAAGTCCAATCCCCACAGATATCACCCGAAGCATGCTTCTTTGCAAACGCCATGCCTTTACGGATAGCCTCCTGCTTGTCGGTCGCCTTGACTTCAAAGGTCTGATGCCCGCCGCCATTGTCTGTGCAGGAAAATATAAAGGTATACTTTCTCATGCTTCTTGCCTCTCAAAATTTAATGGATCATACACGTACCCCATCGGCCAGCCCAGGCGTTCCAGCCAGCACGGATAATAGCGAAACGGAAGCTCCAATCCGAACCAGTTTGCGTTCAGAATCATAGCCCCTTCGCTTATAGCAAGCGCGAAATGGAACCTGAAATATTTTCTTGATGCAGATTCCACTCGGTAAAGTTCAAGTCCTGGAAAGCACATAAATAATTCTCCTAGTCCTCTAATACCATAACGATAAAGTCAATAATGCTGTTCAAAGCACCGACGATTTTAAACAAAATAGTTTTCACGAGATTCTGTCGTTTTGGGGTTATTACAGGCGCTTCATGCCTCCAAATATCTACGCTCGGGCTTTTAACGACGTACTCTATCGGCGTATTATTTGCATACAATATTTCCACTTCTGTGCATTTGTCAATCAAGGCCATGTATTCTCGCATCTCATTTGCGCTCATGCCGCCGTAGCGAATGCTTTGAAGTGCTTGATTATATAAGTATTCCTCCAATGCTTCTCACCTCACAGTAAAATCCGAAACAGCGTAAACCAGATCACCTTCAGCGTAACCACAATAATGATCAGCCACGCGCAGATAACCATGGTCAAAGCCAGCACATGTCCAAAGAACACTCCGAGCTTTGTCCAAATATCATTCATCGTTATCAACCCTTTCAAACCCTGCAAAGTCTCCAATACCAACATGTCCACCCTTACAGAAATGAACCGGTTGAAACTTCATACAGCTATCAAAATGGTGAACCGCATCGTCTAAATCACAATAATGATATTTGCTGTCGAATTTTCGTTCACAGTACCGGCACTTATAGGTTGCCTTATACACAATCACTCCACACACCTCCTCGCAGCATCCACCCGGCACTCCGCAGCGTTCAGCTCGAAAATAGCAGCATCCACAAATTCCGGGTCGCAGTGCTCGAAGTGGTTCCGAGCCACCTCCAATGCCTGCAAAGCTTCCCGCAGGGTATTGACCGTCGTCGGAATCGGCTCCATGCGGAATATCTTTTTGACGAAATCAACGATTTTTCGCAGCATTTCCACACCTCCACATCTTCATAATCTGCCGAGCCGTGAGCCAGCCCTCAACATCATCATGGCCAAGTAGCTGCGCACCCATCACCTCGATAAGCCCTTGCTCAAAGCCATAGGAACCCCAGCCCCAAATGCCATCCCAGATACGATTTCCAGCAGCATCATATGCAATAATTTGCTCACCACCATCATGCCGTCCGCCAGGAAGAAACTCCTGATTGTCCGGTCTGTCCATCTCTGGCCAACGACGTCCATAAGTATGCAGAACCTTAGCGTGCTTCAGCAGAATATCCAGCTTCTGCATCTCGGTCATGTGATTCCAAACCCGGAGTTTCCAGGTTTTCTTAGACATGTTTCTCATTTCTGCATTTCCTTTCGTCAGCCTCCATGGTCTTTGCGATTTTATGCTGAATATAAAGCACACAGCCAGCCTGACTATCACACCCGAATGAAGCCAATAGTCCAGCAATAGCATTCAAAGAGTTCAAATCCTCTTCAGCAAATATCATTTAGCGTTCACCGTTCCTCCTGATACTCTACGATTTTGGTCACTTCACTCTGAACCCGGCGTAAGAAATCACACACATCCAAGCAACCGCACTCCCTCAATGCCTCAGCGATATCGCCCAAACTATCCATGTCGGTTCTTGTGAGATTAACTTGAGGAATAACTTCAATGTTCTCCTCTGTGATAAATGGGGTATAGTCCCCACAATGGCAGCATTTGATGTTCATACGTTGCATACAAGCATCTCCTTCAATGATAAAAATGAAGAGCCGCAGATTTCTCCACGGCTCGATTCTTCAGTTTTCCTTAATCAGTTCATCAAATTCTTCACGTGTGATACATTTATTGCCGAGAGCTTTAAACAGCCCATCAAAGCGACCGGCAGTATACCCGCTTTTGTATCCAATATCCCAAGCTTCACGCCATGACTCATCCTTGATTTTCTTAATCTTTGCACGAGTCATGTCATGAACCTCATAGATTATCAGCCCAAAAGCACCGCATACAAATGTCTCTTTGATGAGCACTTTCAATGCTTTTTTCATGATAAGTATCTCCTTTCAAATATGAGTTTACCTCATAAAGGAGCCTGTTATTTTCGCGTCTTCTCTTCAAACTTCACCGGCTTTACCGTACCTTCCCGCGCACACTCCGTCAGGCACTCGTTGCAGGGCTCGTCCGTCTCCAATACCTTGAAGTTCTTGCACTTCGGGCAGTAGGTTGCATAGTCCACTTCGCGCATCCAGTCATTCATCAGATTTTACCTCCTCCACAATAACATGAGTCATTGGCTTTTTACAAACAGGGCAGTATAAAAGTTTCATATGGGAATCATACAAATATGGTGCATTATTCCATATTTCTTTAGGTACTCTATGCGTATCGCCGCATTTCAGGCATTTAATGCGCACTATATCTAGTGGTTCTACTACGAGATGTTTCTCCAGAAACTCCAGGTTACGCTTCGTGCCAAACCTATCATCCAGCTCCGGATGGGTCTCCCGCTGGTTCAGTGCCCAGAGCAGGTTCCAGCAGGCAGCGCGCAGGTGATCCTCATCGTCCATGTACTTTGCCAGATGTCGTGCAGCACTGTCCAGAAGCGAATGCAGCGGGATACCCTTATCCACGTTGTGCTCACCGTACTTCAATGCACCCTCCTCGCAGTGCTTGCTGACCTCCATGATGCCATACCAAGGCAGAAGATCCATCCGCCCCTTCCCTGCGTGCATATCACGCTTTGCACCGGTTTCAAATTCGGTGCGGTCGCCAGAGTCTTTAATCATTTTTGCTCCTCCCAAGGATATTTTTCTGCTCTTGCTCCATCTGCTAAAATTTTGCAGTAGCACTTTTGGTCAGGTAATACACACTCACCAGCGTTCTCGATGTTGATATCGCAGTCTTTATATTCGCCGTAAATACTACGCTTGCAATCTGCACAATAGTTAATCTCTCCCATAAAATATCAATCCTTTCTTACTTAATGAGATTCACATGATGCTGGTAAACCTCAACAACATCTCGCGGATGGTTCTTTTTTCCAAAGAACATTGCAATATGTGGGTAGTTATCTCGTCCATCGTTGCGGCAATACAATTTTGTGGGAACTTTGTAGCGAGGCAACGCTTCTTCGGTATACATGATTTTTATAAGTTGAATCTCATGATACGTCGCCTTCATCTTCTGAATAAGTTTCTTCTTGCTTTTTCGTGAAATATTTCCCATTAGCAGAACCTCCTGATTCTTCCCTGCATAACCTTGTTGGGAATATCCAGCCACCGGATTTTGCACTTGTCCTTGTAGTCAGGACGCAGCTTCTGTAGAATCATCTTCAATGGCTGCCTCTTAATTTCTTCAATCAAGTCCATGAGACAAGCCGTTACTTTCTCGAAGCATTCTGCAATCGCATTTAAGACATCTTCTATTTTCTCACAGGTCGTCGCAGTAAGCCTTAAAGAATCATAAATATCATGCTCCATAGAATTTCCTTTCGTTGAACTGTTTCTTTTGCATCAATGCTCTGGAAATGGCCACATCGATACCGCTACGGCTCTTCAGGTGGTAGAACCAGAGATCCTTGAAAGGTGTATTCAACCGGTCGATGCGCCCAGATGCCTGCTCCATGACCTTATAGGAGTAGTTCTGGCTATAAAAAATAATGGTATCCGTCTTGATACAGTTCCAACCTTCTGCTCCAGCGTTGTACTGTACAAGATAGACCCATTTATCCGTATCCGGTATCGGTTGATGCTTGTGCCCATTCCACTGAGCCACCTCCACACCGTTGTCATAGGGCAGATGCAGGAGAATATCCAACTCATAGTCGAAGTTATAGAAGATGATAACTCTCGGGTGTGTCATGCAAATATCAAGCACTTCCTGTTGCCGAGATTCATCTGCATTGACCACCCTCCGCAGGCTGGAACAGAACTCACTTGCTGTTTCAATAGGCCGCTCTTCCCATGGATTCCACCGGTTCATGCAAATATCTTTGTACTTGCGCTGGTCGAACTCGACGTAGATGTTCTCATGATGTGGTATCGTCTTCCGCTCAAAGTCCATATCAACCAGAATCCGTTCCCGCAGACGTATCAGCCTGCCAGTGTTCAAATATCTGTCAATTTTGGGGTACTTTGAGAAGCGACTATAGACCACGTGCTCATTATTGAACTGTGTCCGGTTCCGGTAGAATCCATTTGCAATGAACACCGGAATATAATCTGTCCAGCAATCGCCAGGCGTGGCACTCAGAAGAATCCAGTCGTTTTCCCTCGTAATGCGTAAGAAATCCTTCACCCACGAGCCATTGCCCACAACACGCTGTTCATCAAATATGAAGAACGCGCGTTTGACGCCAATGTACTTGCCGATGTTGTTCCAAGAATCAATTACGACTTTGTGGTTGTAAAGGTCAAGGCTCTCATCAGTAGACATGAAAAAAGGAGCGAGTTCTTCGTCCCACTCCCCTGTGTCACGTTTCCGTGCTGTTGTGATAATATAAAGGTCTTCGGGCTCAACCATCGGAACGTACTCTTCTGTGTTGAGCTTTCCATCGAACATCTGGTAATAAAATGCCAGCCCCGTTCTGCTTTTTCCGCTTCCTACCCCACCACACAGAATACAGCCCAGCCTCATTTTCTGGACTGCTTCGAGCTGGTAGTCGTAAAGCTGAACTCCCGCCATCAGAGCAATCACCTCATTTCTTCGTGAACATGAATGGCTTCAGGATAGCAATGGTTCTCGTAGGCCAACAGGGCAATTGTAGCTTCCTCTTCATCTGCACCCTCGCCAAATATTGTGTACGCGAATATCTCTTTACCATTGTAAGTAAAGACTTTCCAACGTCGTTTTTCTTTCATACTGATACTCCTTTGTCTTATATATGTATTTTCGAACACTTGCAGGCCATACAGGATTCGAACCTGTCATGCTCGCCCTAGCGAATGACCCATATAAAAGAGCCGCAGATTTCTCCACGGC